ATTGTTTCTAGCCATGTTCGTTGCCATAAAATTTAAGTGTGCAGTAATATGTGATCTGTGATCTTGACCGGGAAACGCTTGAAAAGGTTTTCCTCCCAATGCATCAATGTGTTCTAATGCAGGATCTTTCGGTTGTGGTGGCATAGGTTTAACTAAAACGCTATCAATATTTTTTACACCTAACGCTTCGTACATATTTCTATACGCTTGATACATATTATGCATTTGTGGATTTGAGGTTGCCAGTTGGAGTTCTGTTTGCGCAAGTGAGATACGCTGTGTCTGTGAAAAAATGTTGGGGTCAGCAACTGGCAATATATCTACCCTATCATCAAAATCTGATTGCATAATCATTCTTTGACCCCCAACTACATCATATGGATATTGTTGTGGTAGATATAACTTGAATACTCTTGCCATAAGTCTGAATTCATTCTTTAAGGCAGAGTAAATTCTTTTGTGAATAGCGGACATAGTTCTGCTTCCTCTTTCAAGTAAAGCAACTGTAGTTCCAACTGCAGCTTGTTGATTACCATCACCAACTTGCATATCAGCAATGGATGCAAATCTTTGACCTGCTTGAACAACCACACCCATCAATGCGAGTAAGGTTTGACTTGGTTCTTTAAACGGAAGCATCATGAATGAATCTCTTAGATTTCCACCTGGTGCATCTACATCTCTAAATTCTCCAGGTTGAATTGATTGTGCATCATCTCTAATTCTAATTCCTCTCATTTTAAAACCAGCTGGCAGATTAGATAACGTTCCCGCATCTAAGAGCTGTCTTAAAGCTGCGGTCGCTGTTCTAGACAGTCCACCAATCATGTGGATTAGACCGAAACCATAAAACCCTAAACCCGGTAAAAATTTAAAGTGTACAAAATATTGTACCTTATCTTTTTTAGGATTACCTACTTCGTAGTTTCTTTTAATAGATAAAATATCTCTTGATGATTCTTCTATTGTTACAATGTATGGAAGTTTAATTCCTGACGGCTCACCAGTCTCGGGATTGACATCTTCAAAACCTTCAATGTCTAAATTCACGTGACATTCTAAAATTGTATATACATCTTCATTTTGAGTTTTAGAAATTCCTTCAAGTTCTCTTTCTTTTTTCTCAACATCAGATTCTCTATCACCTGGTTTACCTAAATCAATATCTCTATAGAAACCTGCAATCTGTTGTTTTCTTAATTCGTTTTCTGAAATTTTAACACGATGAATAACCGCTTCCGCATCGTCTAATGAGGTAGCTGTATACGGAACGATTAAATCATCTGCTGGAACGAACTTGGATACTGCTCGTCCTTCTACTTCATCATAGTAAACTTTTTTAAAAGTTGAACCTGATAGAGGTAAATGAAATAACATAGAATCAAATTCTGGTTCATACTCTTTCATCTGATCCATAATTTGATAATTCATAAAATCTTTTACACGAGTTGCTTGTTGAACTTTTTCTGGAGTTTGTAATCCAATGATTTGAGTTCGAACCGGTCCATCTGCTGGTAATAATTCTTTATATGCTAAAGCTTGAAACTGTGTAACTGCTTCTGCTAATACTGGGTGTGTTGCACCGGATGCACCAGAAAATGGTTCTGTTCGTTGATCATATTTAAATCCTAATAAATCTAAACCTTGTGTGTAAGTTTTTTCCCAATCTTTTCTTGATGAAATATATTCTTGATATTTAGAATTTAAATCAGATGCTAATCTTCCTAAAACTTCATCTGGTAAAAAGTCTGCTAAATTTGCATAATGCTCATCACCACCTTCAGGTGTAGCTGCAGCTGGATCTAAATTAATATCAACAGATCCATCTTCGTTCTCTGTAACTTCTATGTCATCAGGTGACTCTTGTTCTTTTTCTACTTCTTCAACTACCTGTTCTTGAATTTCTTCTTCACCAGGTATCTCAAATTCTTTTCGAGGCTCGTTTGGAAGTGCCTTGTCTATGTTGTCTGCCATTTATTTTTTCTCCAGATTGTTTGATCGTTGTAACAGTATTATACGAAATATTCAAGCCCTGAGGCATGGGTCCTGATTTAGGTGGAATAGTTCTGGTTAAACGTTTAATCATCTATTAATTTCTTTACGTCTTCAATACTATCAATAATTTCAAATTCTGCATCAATATCTACATCTCCTTCTGGATTTATTCTTGCTATTTCTTGAGCTTCATAATCAAATTCACCAGGATATTCCACTTCTCTACCTGTTTTAGGATCTATTCTTTTTTGTGGTTTAACATAAACAATTTCTGCTGGTGCACCTTTATCTGTTTTAAATTTTGCAGTAATGGATCCGGCATCTTCTAAAACTTCTGCATCTTTATATTTATGATACGCTCCAGATAATCTACCACCTGTTACTTTATCTAATTTATCCATAATGCCTTTACTCTTTACTGCATCAACTAAATTAAAAAATATTTTCTCAGCTTCTGTTGCTACTTTTTCTACAGCAGGTCCTGCTGCTTCTATGCCTTTAGCAACCGGTTTTAACATTCTTCCAAATACCGGTATTGATGCAATGCCTGCAGCAGTTTTAAAAAATTTTCTTCTTTTTGGATCAAATCCATCTGCAAAACCAATACGACCACCATTGGCCATACCCATAATTCCTGTTCCAAAATTAGGGTCAGAAGCTGCTTGTCTTTCTCTTAAAGTTTTTTCCAATCTTGGTTGTAATATTTGTGTATCAAATTCTTCTGCTTTTTGTAATGCAAGTTGTTCACGTTCTGTTAAAGCAGGTGCTCCATATTGCGCACCAGCTTGTTTCATTTGTGCAGAAAATAAATCTTCTTTTAATCCAAATTGATCTACATAATTCGCTCGATCTCTTGCGTCACTAATTGGTACGCCCATCCCTAATGTTGCAACATTTAATAAAGTTTCTTTACCAGATCTTCCTTCACCTAAATCTAAAGGAGCAAATGCTGCACCTAAAGCAAGTTCAGGTATGACTGCAAATTTACTAACCTGTCTTGCACCTCTAGCAATTTGTGGTGCGTACTTTCCAAATAATTTTTTAGCTGTTTGAAAATCCTTAGATAAAATATCTTTAGCCATTTCAACATCACCCATTGCACCAAGAGTCATGGCTCTTTCTCTAACTTCAGGTTTTATTTTAACTTTTGTTTTATCTAATAAATCTACTAATGCAGTTCTTGTTCCTACTTCTTTTTTACCAATTTTAGTTGCAATGTCTGGACCTAAAGAACCGTAAAATTTATTGATGGCTTTTTTCTTTTTATTGTAATTATATAAAGTTCCTTCTTGATAAGAAGGAGATTTCTGTTCTTTTTTTAATATATTTTTAAATGTAGATTCAAGTGATAATTTACCTCTAGCTTCTGCTAAGTTTTGATCTCCAAATGTTAATTGCACATTAAAAGGATTTTGTTGAAATCCTTCTATGTGTTGAATATGAAAAGGATTATCTCTTGCACCTGGTTTTAATCCAAACTGTTTATTAATTTCAGGCATTAAATTTTCTTGATAAAGAAATGATTTCTGTGCATAAGGTTTTAAAACTTGATCTGATGGAGTATTGGTAGCTTTTTCAATGTCTTCTAATAAAGTGTCATATTTAAATTGATTACCTTGTTTATCGGTTAATACTATTTTCTGAGTTTCATTTTTATCCAAATACCTTTTAATAGGAAGTTTTTTATCATAACTAAAAGGTTTATCTAAAGCTTGTTCATTTCTTTTTAATAAATCTTCCCATAATAATGATTTAGGATCTCGAGGGTTTCTATAATATTTATTTAAATTTTTTCTTCGTTCTCTACTTTTTTCTAAAACATATTCTTCATATTTTTTTTGAGCTTCTTCTCCTCTCAAACCTCTTGAAGTTTCATATCTATATTTTCTATTAGCTAAAATTTTAGCTTCTCTTTTAGCATCGTCTGCTTGTAAGTTTAGTAGTTTTCTACGATCAGATATTTTTTTATTTATTTCTTTATCAGATAATTTTAAAACGTTTTCATATTTATCTGGAAATCTTTCTTTAATATATTGTTTATATTCTTTTCTATCTGCTTCTGTAATTGATTTAGCCGCAGTTGATCCAGCGTATACAAAATCTTCAGGAATTAATCCTTTTTTCTTCGCAATGTTATATCTTCTGTCAATTGAAATAGGTGAAAATTTTTCAGCTTGTTTTGGATCAGGTTTGTATCCTTCTTTATTTAAAAAATCTGCAAACTCTTTATTAGTTTTATCTTTATTTTCTATTCTTAATTTTACAAACTTATCTTCGTCTAAATAATTTTCAACTTTAGCTAAATCTTTTCTAGTATTGATTCCAGGATTTTTATAACCTTCTCTGTTATTTTCTAAATCTTCACCTTCAATTACTCCACCTCCAATTGCTTTATTTATTCTAGGTAAAGTCTCACCATGATTTTCTCTTGCAAAATCTAATAGCTCCTGTTTCCTGCTTCTAAAATAATCGAGTCCGGCTTCGGGTTCAACAACACCTTTTTCAGCAGCTTTATCTAATACTGCTTGTAATTTTAAAAGCATTTCATCTTGAGGGAATCCACCAATAAAACCTTTTAAGTAAAGATCTGCTTCTTCTCTAAACATATCTTCTGTGTAAGGTTTTTCTTGTGGTATGATCTGTTCTTGAATCGGTTTTCTAGGAGGTCTGACAAGATCAGCTTTTGCTAATTTAAATTTTCCAATCTCCATTTTACAGCCCCATTAAATACTGTAAGCCTCCT